AAGATATAGTAATAGAGAACTTAAGTATCAATATGTCGTACATGCTGAAATGAACTGTATATACAATGCTGCAGAAAATGGAATATCACTAAGAGATTCAACACTTTATATTTGGGGTTTACCAGTTTGTGGTGATTGTGCTTTAGGTATAATACAAGCTGGAGTATCAAGAGTTGTTTCAGTATCAGAAGGAACTCCAGATAGATGGATAGAAGCAATAGGAAAAACAAACGAAATATTTAAAGAAGCAGGAGTGGAATATGAGTTCTCAGAAATTTGACCCAAAAGAAATACAAAATTCTAAACGTATATATAAAAGTGCAACACCGAAATATACGATTGATTGGTATATTAAATGGATAGCATCTGTGTTTGTATTAGCAGGAATGTCAATACGAGGAGTAGATGGATTTCAATTTTATGATTTAATATTTTCAATCATTGGCGTAACACTTTGGACAGTTGTAGCAGCTATATGGAAAGATAGAGCTTTGTTATTATTAAATGGAGTAGGAGTAATGTTTCTAATACGAAACTTAATTCAATCAATATGAAAATAGTTATACCAACATATAAAAGACCTGATGGTAAAATTGATGTATTAGAAAATGGATGGATACCTGAAAGTTTTTATAAAAGAGTTTATGTTTGTATTCGAAGAGATGTATCTGAAATGGAACGTTATAAAAGTATTCCATTTGATTACCCAGGCGTACAGGTAGTTCCATTAAGAGTACCTAAAGATTCAGGCATACCAGAAAAAAGACATGCGATATGTGAACATTTTGCTGGTGAAAAGATTTGGATGATGGATGATGATATTAAGATAGTTCCTTGCCATATTACTGATGAAAAAGATTATGTAATAAAAGAAAAGGAATTATCAGAAGAATCGTTTTATGATTTAATTAATTATTCAATTGGATTATTAGAAGATATGCCATTTGGTGTAATCGCTACAGCAACCTTTGTTAAAGGTAAAGATATATTTCCTATAGGATTAAATCGTTGGGGAGCTTTTAGTTCTTTTATAAATTTAGAACAATTAACAGCTAACGATTTAGGTTATACAAAAGTAAAATATTATGAAGATGTAGCAGCATTTTGTGGTGCAATTGAAAAAGGATTTAATAATTTTTATATAACTAAATGGCAATTAGTCATTGGTAAAGAAAAAGAAGGTGGCAATGCTGCCGCGCGTCACGCGGACGTCATGCATACGGCCGCACGCGAGCTCAACAAACTATATCCTAAACATATTAAATTAGTAAATATGAAGGATAAAACGCATAATCGTAAGATTAATCTCAAGGTACAACCAACAGGAGTACCTAAACACATGAAAGATTTAAATGAAAATAACAGTGTACAAATCACTGATTTTATGATATAATATAACTAATTATGAAAATTGCAATAGTATTTGGAAAAGGCCTTGATGGCTGTGGCGTAGAAAAGTTTGGATATGAATTCCAAAGATATATGCCTAATGATGTAGACATATACGATTTACAAGAACGTGGATTTACTCGCTCAGGTGGACATATAAAAGATTCCATCTCATTCAAAGCTGAAGAAATACCAGAGGTAGCTAAAAAATTAAATGACAATTATGATATTGTTATGCTTAATTCTTATCCAAGTCCATTACACAAACAAACAACAGTTAAAAGTTTCTTTGAAGATTTAGTTCTTAAAATTAGGAAACCAATTCTTGTTGGTATGATGCATGAAATTAAAAGAATGAACTTTGATAGAATACCAATGCATATTCCTATTGCAAACGCATGCGATATTATATTTAACTTCTCAACAGAAACAACATACGCACAAGATATATCAAGTATACTAACTGATAAGAAACTTGGTGAAAGGATTGCTCGTATGAAATTACCATTTACTGTTTCTGATTATGAAAAGTATTGGGTACCATTTAAAGATAAAAGAAGAAGTTGTATATACGCAAGTCGTTGGACAACTATGAAGGACCCAAAAAGAATGGTTGAAATGTTTAACTTAGATAAAGATTTCCATTACTCAATTCATGGTATTGAAAGGTCTATTGGTGCTAAGTTTGATATTATCGATATTACAAGTTGGCAAGATAAGTTTGATGGATATGATTATGATAGTGATATATGCCAAAGCTTTGGTCCTTATGAATATGAAGATGGTATGAACTTAATATCAAACTCTATGTTTGGTTATAGTGGATATAATCTTCCAAAGGAAATACACAACTATGGCGATAGGTTTGAATATGCTCAAATGGAAATAATTGCTGTAGGTACAGTTCCAGTATTTGATTCAAATTATGGAATGAATAACATAGCTGAAGATGGCTCAACATTTATAACTAACCCAATTGCAATATGGTCAAATAGAGAAGATTTAAATGAGACAAAAGATAAAATACATGAATTATCAAACGATGAATCAATGTATAATGATTATTTAGAAGCGGGTATTGAGTTTCTCAGACAGGAAGCTGATGCATCTAATGTAATACCACCTATGTTAAAACATATAGAGACTGTTGGAAAGCAAACAGATAAAATGACAGTGACTCAATTACTTGAAAAATGCTTTGGAATAACTTCTATAGATACTTTCATAGATATTTTTAATAATCATATTCCAGCATTTGGAGCAAAAGAAGTCATAGAACAACAATTAAGTTATTTTGAAAAGAAGAAAAGAATTGTACATACTAAGATAAAAGATTTAAATACAACTAGTTTGGAGGATTTCTTTGGATAAGAAAAAGACAATTGTAATCGATATAGATGATACGATTTGTTTTACAAATCACAACTATCAAGATGCACAACAAAAATATGGAAACGCATTACCCAATAATAAGGTAATCAAAGGTATGAGAGTACTTAAGAATTTAGGGTTCCATATTATTTTATTAACTGCCAGAAGAATGTTAACACACAATGGCGATATAAAGAAAATTATAGAAGATGTAGGTAAGATAACTACCGATTGGTTGGAAAGATATGATGTACCTTACGATGAACTATTATGGGGGAAACCCTATTCATCTACTTATTACGTAGATGATAAAGCAATGAACTTGGAGGAATTTGTTAAATGGACAAACAAAATGGATTCAATTTAGTTATCCCTGCTGCAGGAGCAGCAACAAGACTAAGACCTCTATCTTCTGGCACGTCGAAGGTTATGGTACGTGTAAATGGTAAACCTTGCCTAGACTATATAATAGAGGCAGTCAATGGCAGCGTTGATGAAATAGTCGTGGTTGATGGAAAGTATACGGATATCCGAGAGTATTGTGCTGTTAGACATCCCAAGGTAAGGTTTGCTAATCAACTATCTTTTGATGGTCCAAGGGATGCTATATCTATTGGTATGAACGCATTAGTAAATCCTTTAAAACCAGTTGTTGTTTGGTTAGGTGATGCTATTATATTAGAAAAAGATATGCCGTTAGGTACAAACTTTTTACTTACAAAGGAAGTGGATAATCAATCAGCTTGGTGTATGTGGGATGGTAATAAATATTATAATAAACCAGAAAAACCAATACCTAATGCTACTGCTTTAGTTGGACTATATTCATTTAAGGAAGGATTAAGAGCTAAGCAAGCTTTCAATGAAAGTAGGGCCTACGATATATCAGGTGCACTAGAACTCTATGGAAACTTTAGCCAATATATTACTAAAGAATGGTATGACATAGGTGACCTGCCAACATACTATAAAACCTGTGCTTCATTACTTAATAGAAAAGCAAGGGCTTTTAATAATTTGAAGTTTAATGGAGAGCTTGGAACTATTACAAAATTACCAGATTATCATGATAAGCATTCAAGAAAAACATTACAAAACGAAAAGAATTGGTATAAATGTTTAAATCCTGAACAATCTATGTTTGTACCTAGAATATTAGAACATCCAACTCAACTAACAATGTCATATGAAAGTGGTACATTACTTAGTGATTTAATGTTATATGAGAATATGCCTGATTCACATTGGGATTATGTCATGGATAGAATATTTAGAATTAAAATAAATTACTTTAATAATCCAGTCGATGATGAAGATTTAATTGATGGGTTTAGTGAGAATGCAAAAGAAATGTGGGTAGGAAAAACTAAAGAGAGATTGAATCATGAGTTCTATAATGTAATGGAAGCATGGAAAGTTGCTCAACTACATGAAATGGCTGAACAAGTTTATTTACATACTTCACCAATAAATGGAATGCATGGTGATTTACATTTAGCAAATATTTTATACAATCAACAAACAGATCAATTTAAATTACTTGACCCAAGAGGTGAGTATGGTAGTTGGTATGGAACAATGGGCGATAACATATATGATTGGGCTAAGTTAGCTCATGATTGTTATTATGGATATAACGCTATTGTTGCTGATGTTCCACAAAATGAATATGTAAAAGATTTATTTTTAAGAAAATTAGATGAATATAATCTACCTAAAGAACAAATACTAATGGGTGGATTATTATTACTTGCAACCTGTATACCACTACACTATGATGATGTGGATAGGCAAACAAGAATGTTAACGAAGGTGATGAATGAAATACAGTAGTATCGTACCATTGATTGGTGGTGAAAGCATAGCAGTTATGAATAAACTAAATGGCCAAATGCCAGAAGAAGTTTTATCATATTCAGATTTTGAACCAAACGATTCTCATTATATAAACTATATTAGAGAAAAAGGTTGGCAAGGAGATTACATACATTTAGATGAGAATAAAAATCATAAACCAAAGAAAGTAGATATGGTCAATACAGTTTGTCCATGTGCAGGTTTATCTACATTATCAACTCATTCAGCTGCTGATAAACCAGCAAATAATTGGATGTACGAAACAGCACATTACGTTTTAGGTAAAATAGAACCAAAAGTTTTTTGGGGAGAGAATGCACCAAGGTTAGCACAAAAGACTGGTGTACCTGTAGTAGAGAAACTACGAAAAATAGGGGAGCAGTATGGTTATACCTTTGTACTTCTAAAGACTAAGTCATTAGTACAAGGGTATAGTCAAATTAGAGATAGAACATTTTATTTCTTTTTTAAAGGGCATCAGGCACCATTATTACCTTATGTAAACCGTTACCCTAACGAAAGAATTGAATCAGTTATCACCTCAGGGCCTCGATCTGAAGCCGATCCAATGAATTATCTGCCAAATCAACATACACCATCTGATTTACCTTTTTATAGATACATATTAGAAGAGCTTCATGGTGGTATAAACCATAGAGAATTTTACGATACTTTAGAGCATTCAAATAATTGTTTTGATTATATCGAAGATAATGATTCCTATGATAACCTTTTACCTTGGTTAAAAGAACAAGGACACGAAAGACATTATAACATTATCGATAGAATGAATAAGAAAATAAAGTCAGGTGGTAATGTAATGAGAAGAACTACTACATGGGCTAAGAATTATATTGGAGCTTTTGTAGGTCATTTGCCAGTTCAAACATGCCATCCATACGAAGATAGATACTTAACAGTCAGAGAATCAATGAGAATCATGCATTTACCAGAAGACATGAACTTAGTAAGCAATCAAATTAATCATATATGTCAGAACGTACCAGTAAAAACTGCTGAAGATATGGTTGAGAATCTATTAGCTTATTTCGATAACAAAGTAGATTTGATTGAAACACCTTACATGCTTATTGACAATAAAAAAAGAATGTACGAATATGAAAAAAACAGTTTACAATTAACTGATTTTATGTTATAATAGATATACTTATGAAAAATATAGGAGTGAATATATGCCAAGTGTAGATTTAAGACCTCGTAAGAGGCATCCCAGAGATAAACGTCCGGCTAAACCAATGCCATTTGATGTTGCTTTGAGAAAATTTAAGAAACAATGCGAAAGGGCTGGCATTGTACAAGAAGTTCGTAAAAGAGAATTTTATGAAAAGCCTAATCAAAGGAAACAACGTGTAAGAAAAGAAGCAATTGCACGTTGGAGAAAAAAAGAAAAAACCATGCAACTTAGACCAGAGAGGAGGTATTAATATGGGAGTAATGGATAAATTAAAAAAGAATAGTAAAATAAAAACGACTGATATTTTATCAGATTCTATGCTATTCAAAGATAAAGATGTAATATCAACAACCGTACCAATGGTAAACGTAGCTTTATCAGGTGATATGGATGGTGGAATGACAAGCGGTCTCACAGTTCTAGCTGGTCCATCAAAACATTTTAAAACTTCATTTGCTCTCTTAATGGGTGCAGCTTATTTAAACGAATATGAAGATGCAGTTATGTTATTCTATGATTCAGAGTTTGGTTCACCACAAAACTACTTTGAATCTTTTGGTATTGATACATCAAGAGTATTACATACACCAATCACCGATGTGGAACAACTAAAATTTGATTTAGTAAACCAATTAGAAGCAATTGATAGAGATGACAAAGTAGTGATTGTTATAGATTCAATTGGTAATTTAGCAAGTAAAAAAGAATTAGAAGATGCGCTCAATGAAAAATCTGTTGCGGATATGTCGAGAGCGAAGGCCTTAAAGGGACTGTTCAGAATGGTCACTCCTTATTTAACAATGAAGAACGTCCCTTTACTCGCCGTTAACCATACATATAAAGAAATTGGATTATTTCCAAAGAACGTTGTTGGTGGTGGTACAGGTATTTATTACTCAGCTGATAACATTTGGATTATTGGAAGGCAACAAGTAAAAGCAGGTACTGAAGTATCAGGATATAACTTTGTAATCAACGTTGAGAAATCAAGATTTGTAAAAGAAAAATCTAAAATACCAGTAGGTGTATCTTGGGAAGGTGGAATAGAACCATACTCAGGATTACTACAAGTTGCATTAGCTGGTGGTTATGTCACTAAGCCAAATGTAGGTTGGTACGCAAGAGTTAATAAAGAAACTGGAGAGATTGAAGAAGGAAAGGTAAGAGAAAAACAAACTCTTACAAAAGCTTTTTGGGAACCAATCTTAAAGGAAACTGATTTCAAAGAGTTTGTCAAAACTTATTACTCAATAGGTCATAAGCCATTATTGGAAGTTGACCTTGATATCGAGATAGAGGGAGAGTAATGAAAATCGATGACTCACACTACACCTTTGTAGAGAATGCCAGTCATCCAATGACTGGTGTTAAATTTGCAAAAGGCGAATATAAAGATGTGATTATGACTTATGGTACAGTTAGTTTTGAAGAAGATACTCAAAACGATCAAGGTAAACTATCATTTAATTATACAGTGTTAGACCCAGCTGACCATACAGTCGATGAACTAAATGAAGATGAATCATTTAAAAATTACTTAGGCGATGTACTAAGATATATAATAATGGATTCCCTAGAATGGGGAGAACAAAATAACATAGCGAGGATAGGAATTGGAAACGACGAATCAACTACCAACTCAGATACTAAATCATCTTCTTAATAACGAAGAATTTTGTAGAAGAGTTATACCTTATTTACAACCTGAATACTTTGAAGGTTCACATAAGAATGTTTTTGATTTAATTGTACAATTCGTTGCAAAGCATAATCGATTACCAACATCAAAAGTACTTGATTTGGAATTGAGAAAAGTAAATGCTCCAGAAGATATACTAAATAATAGTTCTCAACTAATAAATGCTATAAGAGAAAAATCTGATATTGACACAGAATATCTAATCCAAGAAGCTGAAAAGTGGTGTAAAGAGAAAGCCATATATAATGCTATCATGGAATCAATTCAAATAATCGATGGAAAAGATGACATCAGGACTGAAGGTGCTATACCTGAATTATTATCTGATGCTCTTGGAGTTTCCTTTGACCAACAAATAGGTCATGATTATATTGACAATAGTGATGAAAGGTTTGACTTTTATAATCATAAAGAAGCAAGAATACCTTTTGATTTAGATTACTTTAATAAAATTACAAAAGGTGGATTACCTAATAAAACACTTAACATCGCGCTCGCGGGTACGGGTGTGGGTAAGTCATTATTCATGTGTCATTGTGCAGCATCAGCATTAGAACAAGGTAAGAACGTTTTATATATCACAATGGAAATGGCTGAAGAAAGAATTGCCGAAAGGGTGGATGCTAATCTTATGAACATTCCAATAGAGCAACTCAGTTCATTACCGCAAAAAGTATTCTCTGAAAAGATTGAAAAGATAGCTAAAGGTGCCATTGGTAAACTTATTGTAAAAGAGTATCCAACTGGTTCAGCTCATACAGGTCATTTTAGAGCTTTACTTAACGAATTAAAATTAAAGAAAAACTTTGAACCTGATATGGTTTATATAGATTATTTAAATATTTGTGCTTCTAGCCGTATGCGTGGGTTAGGTGGAAGTATAAATACTTATAGTTATGTCAAAGCAATAGCTGAAGAGCTACGTGGTTTGGCAGTAGAGTTCAATGTACCAATAGTTTCTGCAACGCAGACAACAAGGGCGGGATATAGTAATACAGACCTTGGACTAGAGGATACATCTGAATCATTTGGTTTACCAGCGACAGCTGATTTAATGTTTGCTCTGATATCAACAGAGGAACTAGATGAGCTAGGTCAAATGATGGTAAAGCAATTGAAAAATAGATATAACGATCCAACCAAATATAAGAGATTTGTAATTGGTATTGATCGTTCCCGCATGAAATTATATGATGTGGAGGAGTCCGCGCAGTCAGATATTATGAATGATATGACTCCGGACAAACCAATAAATAAGTTTGGCGAACGTGAGAATCCCGACACATTTGCTGACTTTAAAATATAGGAGAAATGTATGAACATGCTTAGTTCAGTTAAGGATTGGATACTAGCCAGATTTTCCGAAAGGACATCCTGGGACGGAGCTTTACTTGTTGCTATTTCACTATCACTACTTCTTTTAGGAGATTTAGTTTGGTGGGCAGCATGGGTAGGACTCATTTATGGTATTTACACCTTGGTTAAACCACAAGTTTAACATAAACTATATAATGTGATGAATGCGGGGTGTAAAAACCCTGCATTTTTTTAAAGAATTATGAAATCATTAGAAGATTATATTGTAGTATTTGACGACGTTTTAGATGAAACCACGTGTGAAATCTTAATTGATACATATAATAATATTAAAGATATTAATAATATTGATGATTGGGATGAAGCAACATTTGAAAAAGAAGAAAAGTTATTTCATGTAAGACGAGGGTT